ACCTTCTGCTGTGTCGTCAGTGCACCTTTGCCGTCATAGATGCCCATTGCGAGTGCTTCGGCTTTCAACGCCGCATCATCAAGCATGACACCGTATTTGCGGATCGGTTCCGATTCGCCACGCAACGCCGCACCCAACGCCTCAGCAGCCTCCTCCGGTGACGTGTTAGCGAATGACGCCATGTCTGACGCCAACGCCACAAGGTCGGTGGAGAACGCGCCGAGGTCTTTGCCTGTTAGCCCTGCCGCTTTACCAAACACACCAAACGTTGAGGCGGCGGTCAGTGCTGCGGTCTTTGACTGCCCGAGAGTTTTCGCGGCACCTTCAGCAAATTTGGTGACCTGATCATTGGCATCACCAAAGATCACTGAGGTTTTTGATGCGACTTCCTCTAGATCTGAGGCGCTGTCGATGAGACCTTTGGCGATGACGGCAGCGCCAGCAGTTGCGGCAGCGATACCGAGTGCCGCTTTTTTTCCGAAATCAACGAGTTTGCCGCCAAGGGCGCTGGCCTTACTGCCTACGTCGTCGAGCGCGCCGAGAGCACCTTTGGCGTTTCCTAGAATCTCGATACTCAGTTTGCGGGTGCCCGCCATTTTGTACTCCTAATCAGGGAAAACGTCGCGCAAGATGTCCTGCATTCCGTCACCGTAGATGTCTATTATCTCATCAATGTTGCGTCGTACTGTAGGAAACAGGAAGTACCCCGCACCCTCACGGTTGCCGAGCCACGGTTTGAACTGATTCCAACCGATACGCACACCAGTCACCTTCACCGCTGTCGCACCATAGTCTTTTCGTGCACGTTTCCGCACCGTGCTACTGCCGCCATAGCGGTCATATGCCAGAGTTTGTGATTCAACCTTTTTGCGTACCTTCGACGTGGATTCATTCTGTCGCACAATCGTTGCACGGCCGCCAGTGTTTTTGATCAACCGTTTACGGTTCCGATGTGCACCAAATTCGGCACCACCAAAAAAGGGATACTTAGCACCACCAGCGTTCACCCTGGCGGCGACACCAGATTTTGACGCATCCATCGACTGCGCCGCCTTGCTCGCCATAGGAGAAACACTGCTCGCCGTCGTTTTGGCTTTACGGATCACAAACTCCGACACCTGATAGTTCAGGTTTTTGAGTTGTTGCGTACCGTCAGGGCCACCAGCCTGCTGCGCTTTTTTGATTTCACGGCGTAACTCAGCGAGACCAGTGACATTCACACTGTCTGCACTGCGCACAACGGCCATGACTCACCTTCTGTTCTGTTTGCGGGACTCATCCGCCTTTGTTTGCAACACATCCACCATCGCCTCAAAGATGCCCTCAGGGGCATCTAGGAGGGCTTGTGGTGCGATCCCTGTCTCGACCGCTACCTGTGCCACCAAATAGGTCAGGGAGTCCCGTCGGTAGGGTTTACATTGGCATCAAGGTCAACATCTGCAACGGTGTCAAGATAGTCGTCAAATGTTTGTGATGTCTGGTTCTGCCGTTTGTCGGCGGTCCATGCCAACCAGAGGATGTGTTCCATTTTCTGATCCTCAGAGAACGCACGCCCCAAACCCATACCGAATTCGCGCTCAAACGCCACAATGTGTGGTGCGCCGATTCGGTAGTTGTGTGAGGTCCCGTCGGTTTTTGTTACTGACAACTGCCATGTCAGCATATTAGTTCGTGCCCCATGTGACGGCGCCTGTGATCTGCAACGACAACGAGAACGTCACCAGGTCGGCAACCGAACTCGAAACCTCATACGACGACACGAAACATTCGCCAGTGACCTTCGGCAAACCAGCGGTGGTGCCGGCGGGCGAGTAGTCAAAAGTTGACGAGGTTGACAGACCGAGCAGCGCAGTGATCTGCGTGTTCAATGTCGAATCCCATTTACCAGAAACGCTGATCGTGTCACCATTTCGCAGGGTGCCCTGAAAAGTCTTTGATGTCGAACCGAATGTGGTGGTTTCGGCCATGTCGGTTGTGTTGGCGATACCGCTCACAGAATCCACATACGACGAAATGTCGGTGAGTGTTCCGGCAGCATTATCAAGTTTGAACGAGGTTGACCTAGCGGCTACAAATGCCATGATGTTTTTTCCTTAGTTACGGGCCAGACTGACCTGGCATGTGAATGATGGGCTGGTGCCACCCGCAGTATATGACGCGCGCACGTAACGGTTGACTGTACCCGTGAACGCAATCGCCTGACTGGTGGCCGCTGTCGCAGTAGTGAACGTCGCAAGTGTTGACCACGTGCTGTTGTTCGTTGAATGTTGAATCACTACAGCGAGAGTCGGTGACGTGCCAGTGACGGCAGTGACATGCAGGTTGGCGATCCCACCATTGGTGGTGCCAGCCCCGTTGTCAACGCTGGTGCCGTTGCCTGTGGCGGTGATGGCGGCGAGGTCGGCGAGACTGACACCCAAACCTGGTGCCGAACCTGAACCGAACGCCATGCTGAATGACACGAGATCGGCGACCGCACTGGAAACCTCATACGAGATCGTTTTGGTGCCTAACAACCACACAGGGTTCGTCACTGCGAAACCGCTAGGTGCAACCGATGTGGCCACTGTTGACTTGCCGGTGATAGCGGCGATGATGTTGTCGAATGCGGTGCCTGCACCTGTGGTGCTGTCAAACAGTCCGTCAAGGTTGAGGGCGATATCCTCCAACCCTGGCTGGAATGTTTTTGAAGTATCGGCCAGCGTTGTTGTTTCGAGCATGTCAAAGTTCACCGACGGTGAGACAGTGCGCAGGATCGCCGCTAGAGGGTTCGTTCCGTAGATTACTCTGGTTTGGTTTGAGGAAATGAAAGGCATCTGGTCGTTCCTTTATGCGGTGACGGTGACGGCGAAATCTACGAAAAGGTAGGTCGAGCCATCAGGTGAGTTCACTGTACCAATCTGTTCGGCTGCGGTGACGCGTGCATCAAATGCAGCACCACCCAATGTGACGTCACTCTCGACAGCAGTTTTGACAGATGTGGCACCTGTGCCTGCGAGATAGGTTTCTAGTTTGTTTTGGGCGCTGCGGTCGTCTGCTCGTGCAACAACCAGAGTGACAGTGAATTCAACACTGTCGCAACCTCTCGCCATCGTTGAGTCAAACTCGATGCGGTCCAACGAGATCAGGGCGGCAGGGAACTGCGGGTTATCAGTCAAGACTGTGTAGACACGCAAACCGTTGATCGTTGACAGGTTCGCTGCCAGCCCTGCTCGGAGGTCGGCGATTGGTGCCGGCATCAGGCCACCACAAAAGTTTTGTACGGTGCCACCATCGCAGCAACATCAGGATCAATGCGACGCACAACAATCGCGCCGAGATCCCCGAAACCTGCAACACCCAACGGTGAATCAAGGCGTTTGAACTGGCGTGACGCCAACAGTACGGTCGCCTCACGAATCGCGTGTGGCACTGACGGCCATCCCCATTTGGCGGTCACTTCAATGAGGGTACGACCGTTTTCGGCGACAGGGAAAACAACATCAAGTGCACGCAGCAAGGTGATCGGTTCACCCTGCGTGACAGCATTCGAGGGTTCTGTCTGATAGTCAACACCGACCGTGAGGGTGGTGCTGAACGATCCTGACATCTGGTCGTCAACTTTGACGACCAAACCTGTGGTGGTTGAGATGTCGTCAACGAACAGAAAAGCGTTGCGGTTTGCCGCATATGTGCGGGCGCTGACTGCCCCGTCAACATAGAACCGGCGTGAACATTCGCCATCAATGCGCCGTGAGGCTGCCTCGACTGCTCGTTCTAGGAGTGCGTCGTCAACATTGTCGGCGATCCGTGCAGCGGACTTCAGTTCGCTGAGAGTGCAGTACCCGTTCGTGATAGCCATTAGTTCACCGCCATGATTGAGAGAGTGTGTGTGCCTGAACTTGTGATGGCGTGCAATGACGATGTGGGTGGCATAGAGAATTGGATAGTCGTCTGACCATCTAGTTCATAACCATTTGCGGCGGTGACTGCACTGTCTCCGAGGTAGGTGTCGGTTCCTGAACCTGCATCAGAATGTATCGAGATGAAACATCCGTCGGCGTCTGTTTGATGCAGTAGCACACGGGTCGTGCTGACTGACACCTGTGCGGTTGTGATCGGCACGATTTATGCCTTGCGAGTTTTCGCGGCTGGTTTAGCGGCAGTTTCTTTCACAGGGTTCACAGCAGCAGTTTCGACTGTCCTGTCAACTTCAGCGAACCTGTTGGCAATCATGTCTGCACCAACATGGTCAGCGACTTCAATGGTGCCACCGATAGCGGGCCATTCTTGCCCATCAATGGTTCCTGATATTGCGATAAGCATTCTGATTTTCATGCTGCGACCTTTGCAAAAAATGTTTGGAGATGGGTGGTGGTTCACCGTCACCGCATCAAAGACACGGTGACGGTGACCAACATGGCAGGGCTATCAGGAGACAGCGCCACCGACGAAACACTTGACAGCACCGGTCTGATCGACCAGAACACCGTCAGTGCGGAGGCTCACACGGAACGTGCGCACCGAGTAGTCGAACGCGAAGTCGTCAGACACGGCAACTTCAATGCCGTTGACTTCACGAATGAAGTACGACGGCAAGTGACCGAATAGGACTGACTTAGCGGCGACCGCAGTGGAGGCCATCGAGTCGTTGATGTGAACGGGGAAACCGAGCAACGTGTCAGCAACACCATTGAGACCTGGTGCGAACAGGTACTGGTTGGTGGTGTCCTTCAATTTGCGTGCGGCGGCCATTGAGGATGAGTTCATCATCCATGCCACGCCTGGTTGCGCCTTGTAGGTGCTTGACACCGAGTAGTTCAGGTCAATGAGGTTGTCGGCGGTGAACACACCCGAAACGGCTGCGGCACCAGTGACGCCGGTGGTGGCGTTGGTGACGATACCGAAAGGCTTGCTCGATCCGTCGCCCGTGGTCATATGTCCACGAGTTGCGACACCGATGGCCAAACCTGCCTGGCGTGCCAGGAATCCTGCCACGTCAACGGTTGCATCTTGTGCGAGTTCGTTTGACATTTGAACGAGCACGACATACTTGTATGCGCCGAGGGTAGCGGTGCCGAGAGTCGGGTCCGATGCGCTCGCTTGTGCAGCCTCGCCAACAATGCTGGCGGTGCTAAATGCGGTCGACTTCGGAATCGCTAACGATTCACCAGATGCGGTGGTCAAAACGGTTGCGTACTGGCGAACAACGTTGGCCTGCACGAGATGCTCAACGATGCGGTCGTACACTGACGACGGAACCATTGTGGCGCTTGACTTAGTGATGGCACGCTTCTCAAACTTTGCAGTGCGCTGTTCACCAGCCAACAAACGGCGAACCGTTGCGTCATCCTGGTCAACTTCAGCGGCAGCGCCACCGAGGTTTGCGGGAACGCCGAGGCGGGCACGTGATTCTTGAATGTCACGGTCACGGGTTTCGGCGTCGATGATTGACTTGATTCGAGCATCTTTGATGTCGAGGTCTGCGTTGATGCGTTCAAACGTTTGGTTTTCCTCAGCGGACAGGTCGCGCTTTTCAGCGGTTGCCACATCGAGAAGTGCTTTGGCCTGTTCCCACGCCTTAGCCCGCTCGTCAGATAAATTTGCGATGTATTCGCTCATGGTTTTTGTTCCATTTCTGTTTGGGGGGTTGATGTTTTTGGGGGTTCAGGTGGTGACATTCTCAGGTGGTGCCAGTCATGCTGGTCCGATCTTGATGTTCCGATCTGAGGTGTTCACGCTTTTTTGGCGTAAAGATCAATCATTCGACGAGCCACCGAAACGGGCACAGTGCTCGCAGGTGTTTCGTCGATATGTGTTTCGTTTTCTGTGTTGCGAACAGTTGCACCAGTTGTTTCAGGGTATGCGGGGAAACCAGTCACAACAGAAACCTCGTGCAATATAACCTCAGTCAGCATTCGTTGTGCACCATTCTCTGACCACAGGTCACCGCCACGAGGAACGCTGAAACCGAACGACATGCCGTGAACGTCACCGCGTTGCATCAACGCTGACAGATCACGAGCATACGTGGTGTCTGGTAGTTCACCTTCGACGAGTAGGCCACGCTGATCCTCAGTGACAGTGATGGTGCCAGATCGGGTTGAACCGAGAACTAGATCGGTGTTGTGGTTCACAAACATGCGAACCTCACGACCTGCGTTCAGTGATCTTTTGAATGCGCCAGGTCGGATCGTTTCAGTAAACGGCAACGGTTCTGATGGGGAGTTGAACACGGCGGCATATCCACGGAACCGCATTGGCTGCCCTTCCATGTCGGAACGCACCTCAATGTTTCCAAACGAAACGGTACGGAATTCGACGTCACGGCCCTGAACCTTGCGGTGCTGGATTTCTAGCGCGTCATATCGCACGGCAGGTTCATATGTTTCGTTCATTTCCATTTCAGTTTCAACGGTATCACCGACTATGAGTCGGTCGGGAATAATCCACTTTTTGCAGATACCTTCCGGTGCGATATCACCCTCAACGATTTCGCAGGCGCGTGCCCCGTTGTAGAACACACACGAACTGCACACCAAACCTTCAGCGGCGAACGGCGACTCAGCCATATAGTGCGCACCGTCGGCACTCGAATCCTGTGTGTAGTAACCGAACAGGTCCACCACTTTTTCATCGTTCTTGTACTGCATCACCTGGCGTGGTGTGAAACCGAGGTCGCCTAGTTCACCATCACGGGTTTCTAATTCGTTGAGGTCCATATTGTTCGTTTCCTTTTCGGATGTTTTGCTTTCAGAAATAATTGCCAACGACCATGCACGCCCCGCATCGCCGCCCCACAACGCCCATGCGATACGGCCCGCCGACGGGAAACCTTCCTCGCCGGCACGGAAACCTTCGGCATCCTTATCAACCAGATGTCGTGCAAAATACGATGACATCCGTTTCACAGTGTCGAATGACAGATCGCCATTGATGATGTCCCTGGCACGGGCAACACCGACCGCCGTGCCACCACGCCCGAATTCCTGGCGCCATTCCAAACCTTGCTGCGCCTCATCACGCATCGCCGATGTCGGCGTGAACGAATCGGCACGCACCTCACGATTCTGATCGTCATATTCAGATTCAGCGATATTCAACGCAGCCAACTGGCGCATGGCCGCCGACCTCGTTTTGTGGCAGCCAACAACCTCGCCGCCTTCCTTTACGACCGCATATCCGTCGCAGTCAGCATTGTTAGTTTCAATATTCCACGGCATTACAACGACGGCTCCGCGTCAACACCCATCGGCGGCGGGTCAATACCAGGTCCAGCCATCGGTGCACCAGGCAACGCCATCACGAATTCGTCGCCGCCTTCATACGGTTCAAGGTCCTCAGTAGCACGACATTCGTTCGGTGTTTTGATACCCGTGGAAACTGCCAACTGGTACGCCTTCAAACGGCTGAGAGTGTCAGCACGCAGGAACGCATCAACATCAAAACGCACAAAATCTGGTGGTGCTAACAAACTAGAGAACGCATCCTCAAGGCGACGCAACCACGGCATCAACGTATAGGTCACGAAATGCTGGCCAGCCATCTCAGCATTGGCGTATGTTTGCGAGTCGCCCTTAGCGCCGATCAAGTATGACGGTACACGGAAAATGCGGGCGATCTGCAAAACCTGCTGCTCACGAGACGCGTTCAACTCCATGTCGGCAGCACTAGCGGTGACTGGCCGCCACTTCATGCCACCAGTGAGAACGGCAGGGCGGCGCCGGCGGTTGTGCTGGTCGAACCAGGTCTCACGCAAAACCTTCGCCTGCTGCGCTGTCATCTCGTTATCGGTTTCGATAACACTCGACGGCGTACCACCGTCAGCATAGAACTGTGCCATATGGCGTTCCATCGCCAACGCCAAACCGATCGTCGTTTTCTGTTCCTCAATAGGAGACAAACCGACCACCGCCTGCGGTGGTGCCCACCAGCGAATATGCAACATATTGTCAGCCGGAACAGGTTCACCAGCGACGGTGTAGTTGCGGGTCTGCATGTTCAACGACACCACATTCACATTCGTGGGTGCCAACGGTGTTAACGCAATCGGCGTGCCGTTCGCACTGCGGTCCACATAAATGTACGAATTCCCATGCAACGCCAAACTCGTGATCGTCTGATGAATCAACTCATACGATGTCACAGTTGACGACGGATCAAGAAACAACGATGGCACATCCATCGGCACATTCCGATCACCGATTCGACGAGTAGAACGCAACGGCAACGACGCAACACTGTCAGCAATCAAACCAACACAAGCCATCACCGCCGAGACCTGCAACGCAGTTGACTCATTGACAGGTTCACCAGACCAATTCGTCACCGAACCGAAACCAGTATTTTGCAATGGGTAGAACTCGCGTCGTTCACGCCTCGAAATAATGCTCATCTAGAAACCAGCCATCCTGTCAAAATCAGACCAACACCAGCAACAACGATGCCAGCAGGAACAAACACCAAACCAATACCCACACAAATCAAAACGCCACCACAAATCTCCATCGCAGTTGTCAACATCTCACGCATACTCATCACTCCACGGGTCAACAATACGAGGCAACGGTGCCACATTCTGACGGCGAGTTGCCGACCATGTGGCCAACGTTACCGCCATCAAAGGTGTGATGTCGGAACCATCACGACGCGCCCAACGCCACGAATCACCGACAGTTTGCCTAGTCGCTGCCAATGTTGCCACATCCAACCCCGCATGGCGACGAATACTCAAACGACCATCAGCGAGATCATCAAAAAAAGATGCGCACGCATGCTGCACCTCAGTCGGCGGCAACTCAACAACACGAACACCAGCACGTTTCAAATCAGGAACCAGAGAACCAGCAGGCCCACGAGCATCAACAACAACCGAACAACCAGGCCACCTCGACAACACATCAGCGACACGATCAACAACCCACCCCACACTAGGGCGATGCTCAATCACCTCAGCAGTCGTCGGCGCCCCATCACCACACACCGCCAGACACGCCGCCGACCGTTCAGGGTTCACATCCAAACCGAAAAACATTGAACCAGACGGTGCCACATCAACACGGTTCGCCACATCCCAAACCCCCGCAGGAATCACCCTCTCGCTCGCCACAGTCCACTGGTTACAAAACCCACGCCGGAACTCACCATCAGACATCGACGCCTTCGCATGACGCACCGTCTCCTCACCGATGGTGAAACCGAGGGCGGGCATGTTGGCCCACCAAACCTCAGGATCAGAAATATCATCATCAGGCCCGACGGCCCACTCAAAAAATGCGACACCACCACCCGTGTCAGCCATCACCGCACTACGCCCCGCATCAATCTTGCGACGCAGAAACACCGACGCATCAGTGCCCGCCGTAGAAACATTCCAAACCTGCGCATCACGACGCGTCGCCATCGCAGGCGAAATTGCCGACTCACGACGAAAATCGGAATCGGCGAAACTCTCATCAATGATCGCCAGATCCAAAGTCCGACCATGACCAGCAGACTCCGACGAACCAATCACATCAATACGGGAACCCGTCGCAAAAATGACGCCCTCATAGCCGACCCCACGCAACACCTTGTCAATCAACCTGCCGACCACCGGCGACCGCTGCCAACCCGCCGCCACATCCTCGATCAATTTCTTTCGGGCCGCACTGCCATCCTGCGCCGAATACGCAATGCGTTGCGGTTGCGGCTGCCACAACGTCGCCCTATGCGCCATCACACCAGCAGTCAGCGACGACTTCCCGTTCTGGCGCATCAGGGTGCAGATCACCTCACGGTATGCGGGCAACCCTGTCTCAGGGTTTACCTCCAACCCGACGTCGAGCACCATCTGTTGCCACGGCATCGGCGGTGTTCCGCAC